AAAGATTTACCTCCATGAAATGTTCTACAAAACAAGATACACGACCAAAATGTTTGCCGAAGAAATGGAAGGGACCGGGATTGAAACCAAAAGAGTTATTGCCGATAGTGAAGCACCTGACAAAATAGTAGAACTGAATGATGAATATGGTTATAATTATATCGAAGGTGCTAACAAGGGCAAAGGGTCAGTTATAGCCGGTATAGACTTTATTAACCAATTTGAAATACTGATAACCGAAAGTAGCCAGAATATTAAAAAAGAGATTGAAGGATATGAGAGGAAAAAAGATAGAGATGGTATTGCAAAAGAAGAACCGAACAAAGGGGTAGATCATATGATGGATGCTTTCAGGTATGTTATGTATACGATATTTTATACCGAGGGCGTGCCATATTTTTACGTGGCAGATTCAGGAAATCAAAGTGAGTAATAATAGTTTGACAATGTATTTTTTTTATGTTATTATTGGGGTGTGGGGGTGAAGTAATGAAGATAGAAAAGAAAATTCCAATATGTCCTAAATGTGGAAGTAAAGAAATTAGGGCAAGAATAAAGACTAATGAGTTATATTGTCGTAGGTGTGGTTACATAGGTAGAAAAGAGGAGTTTTTTTGATAAATAGGAATGCTACAATATAGATGCAATCGGAAGATTTGCTAAGGTGATGTTGCTTTTTATTAAATTTTAGGAGGATTTTATAATGTTAAATTATGCAGTAGATTGGGCAACCAAAAAGGATTTAGCGATTACTAAGGATGGTAAAAAAGTTAAGTTTATACCGGCTACTATTGAGAGCTTTGATAAATTCTTAGATGGTTTGAATGGGGATAAATATCAATTCTATTTTGAAGAGGGTGGTGGTGATAGTTTTAAATTACTTGCTAACAAAAATGGACATAAAGTTTTTACTACCTTAGGCAAAAATACTGACGATAGAAGGGAAAAATTAGGGATAGAAAAAACCGATGAAAATGATGTAAAAATTATATTTGATATGGCAAAAGATAATCCAGAATTGTTTAGAGAGTTTGCTTTGTTGGATGTAATCACTGCTAAGGTTTGTGTGCTTTTCAAAATTAGAAGCGATACAGAACAAAATTTAGTTAGGGCAAAAAATAGATTATTTTCTTTGGATAAGAGGTTAGAGCTTTTAAACTTAGGGAAAGATAAAGATAAATTATTAGAAAGAGAAAAGAATACCATTGACAAGCTGGGGAAGCAATTTGAATTACAAACAAAAACTTTAGAAAAAATATTAAAAGAACATCCTGTTTGGAATAATTATTTAAAGAATGAGAAGGGTATCGGGGCAGTGGTAGCCAGTGGTTTAATTGCTGGAATTAAAAGGGCTTCAAAATTCGATGATAAATATTCTATGAGGCACTATGCAGGGATGATAACTAAAAAAGGTAATCAGGGGTTTAATCATCAATTGAAAAGAACACTATACTTTTTTACTGAAGGAATTGTTAAAGCAAGAACTCCAATCTGGCGGGAGCTTTACGATAATATGAAAATTTATTATGGAGATAAACATCCTGATTGGAGTAAAGGCAAAGTAAATAATTATGCTAAAAAATTCGTGCAGACTAAATTTCTGGATGGGTTGTATAAAAGAATGGTAGAAATCGAGAATGCTATCAAATATTTGTAAATATATTTTTATTAGCCCTGCTTTGCTTCTCGATTTTAAAAGATGGTAGAAGTGGAAAATGCTATAGCCTTATTGTAAATTTATTTTTATTATCTCATTTTTGCTTTTCCCTTCTACTAAAATAATAGAGATTCAAAATGCTATGACTCGTTTGTAAGTAATTTTTTATTAAGGATATTGTGCTTTTTAATCTCTATCAAAATATCGGGATTGGGAATGCTGGCATTATTTTGTGATTGATTAATCATTGTTATGGCCGTGCTTCCCAATCCCTTATATTATTATTTGACAACCCCAAAATCTTATGTTAATATATAATATATGTTTAATATAGGGGGTGATTTTTTATTGAATATAAAAATTCCCTTTACAGACCGCACTTTTAATATATCTATCCCTAAATCCAATAATCCAATGAACGACAGTTATTATGACGGTTCATATGTAAATATATTTGATACCGATGGAAAAAAGAATTCTACTGAACAGTTAAAAGCATATCAAGGGTGGGTTGGCGATTGCGTTTCTTTAATAGCTGAACGGGTTGCTTCTATTCCACTTCGATTATATAGCCAAGATGGTGAGCTTATAGAAAAACATATCTTTTATGACCTACTGCAAAAATGGAATCCTTACACCACAAAATTTGAAGGCAAAGAATTACTACAAATATATCTCGACCTTACAGGCGAATGTTATATATATATGGTCCGCAATGGTTTAGGTATACCACAAGAATTATATTTTAGATCACCTGACAGAATAAAACCGATTATAAAAGATGGTATTATTGACCACTATATAGAAACCGATGGAATGAAGGAAACAAGATATGAAGCCAATGATATTCTGTTTTTTAAATATCCAAATCCTACAAGCCAATTTAGGGGTGCTTCCCCGGTACAAAGAAAAGCCTATGCCTACGACACCGACAAATACAACATGATTTATCAGTTGAATACATTCAAAAATGGCGTGCATCTCAAGCAGATATTAGAAGCAGAAAAGATGATGAACCCTGAACAGGTAGGCAAAATATTAACACAATTTAATCAAACCTATGGCGGGATAGAAAAATCTAACGGAGTTGGTGCTTTAATCGGTGGAATGAAACTAAAACCTGTTGGTGTATCTAATAAAGACATGGAATATATGTTACTCGCTGAATGGAACATGAGACAGCTTGCAAGCGCATATCATACACCACCGCAAAAATTATCACATCCCGAATCAACTAACCTGGCAAATATGACAGCACTTGATACGTCCTGGAATAGAGAGTGTATACTGCCAAGACTGACAAGACAGGAAGAAGTTATAAACACTTTCCTTCTGCCGATGTATAAAGATAATGGGTTATATTGCAAATATGACAATCCTGTTCCGGTAGATAATGACTTCAAACTAAAACAGCGTGAAAGCAATTTAAAGAATTATGTTATTAGTATAAACGAAGCGAGAGCAGACGACGGACTTGACCCTGCCGAATGGGGTAAATTACCACTTGCACCGTTTTCTATTGCACCTTTAGATGTTAATAAGGTGGTAGTTGAGCCGGAGCCAGAACCTGCGAAAGCTATTATGGCAAAAGAATATACCGAAGATTATAAGCGTAAATATTGGAATAACTTTATTAAACGAATCACACCACTTGAAAACGACTTTAAGCGAGCCATGATAAAATACTTTCAAGCACAGGAATTAGAAGTGTTGAGGGCATTAAGGAAAAATAAGAGTATTACTAAAGATGTTTCAGGTGCATTGAATGTACCGAAAAGCAAAAAGGAATTGGAAGCACTTGCTGAATTATCTATACCGAGAATTACCGAAATAGTAAAAATAAACGGTGCTGCTGCTTATGCCGAATTAGGTATCGAAGGTTCTTTTGATGTAACAAATCCCGAAGTTATAAAATTTATAAAAAAGAGAGCAGGGTTATTGATAAAATCAATAGGTGATACTACACTTGAAAAGCTGAAAAAGACTTTAGCGTCCGGCGTAGAAGCTGGTGAAAGCATACCTAAATTAGCAGATAGAATAAGCGGAGTGTTTAGTGACGCCAAAGGTTACAGGTCAACATTAATCGCAAGGACTGAAAATATTACAGCCTCAAATAGTGGGGCAAATTCGGCGTTTAAGCAGTCAGGTATAGTTAAAAAAAAGGAATGGCTGGCCACTATGGACGACAGGGTAAGGGACGAGCATGCTATGATGAACGGGGAAATTGTTGGGATAGATGAGGCTTTTTCTAATGGATTAATGTTCGGAAGTGAACCAAATTGCCGTTGTACAATTTTGCCGGTTATTTCTGAATAAAGAGGTAAATTATATGACATTTATATTTAATAATTTAAAATGGATTATATTAGCTTTGGTTATGATTTTACCTATATTAACAATGTTGGGGTTATCTATATTTTTGATTAAGAATTTAGATTTTCCAGAATATAGACCTCCATTAACGTTTGAGGAATTTAAAAAAAGAAATATTAACTAAATATAAGAAAGGTGGTGATAAAAATGCCAAAAAAATTAATAGTTAAACAATACGATAGCGAAACAAAAGCAGTAGAAAATGAGAGGTCATTGACCGTAACAATAACAACTAATGCAGTTGACCGTTCAGGTGATATAGTTGAGCCGAATGGTGTAAACATGAAGAATTTTAAAAAGAATCCTGTAGTGTTGATGTCTCATAATTATTCAGGTTTGCCTATTGGAAAAGCAAGTGACCTGAAGAAAACCGATAATGGTATTACTGCAAAAGTAACATTCCCGGAAGAAGGGACTTATCTATTAGCTGATACGGTTTATAATATGTATAAGCAAAAATTCATGCGAGCTTGGAGTATCGGGTTTATACCTACAAAATCAGAAGACATAAGGTCAGATGATGATGCAAAAGAATTTATGGGTTACCGTTTCCTAAAATCTGAACTACTTGAATTTTCCGCTTGTGCAGTCCCGGCAAACCCTGAAGCATTAACGAATATGGTAAGCAAAGGTATTGATGTTGGCTTGTTACAAGAAGAAGGGTTGATTGAGATTGTAGAAGGTAAGGATATTGAGAAAGTGAAAGAGCCGGAAGATGTTAAAATAACAGGAATATCAATGGCGAAAGTAGAAGAAAAAACAAGTGAATTTACAGTAGAAAGCACTAATGAGAAAGGTGAAGAAGTAAAAGAACAAATTAAAATAGAGAGTGGCGAAGGTGAAATATTTACCGAAGAAAAAATAGGGTATAGTTTAGACGAAATATACAATATGGTTAAAGAAAACAAAGCACTAAAAGAAAAAATAGCAACCCTCGAATTAAAAGCCGGAGCAGTATTGAACGCTAAAAATAAAAAGTATTTAGCTGATAGCTTAACAAATATTCAGGCGGTATTGGATTCCGCCGGAACTACCGAAGAAAGCATAAAAGATGTTGATGAGATTGATTATGATAAAGGAGATGATAACGTAATCGAAATAACACATGATACAGTAGATGATATATTGATAGATGAAACAAAAGCCGAACCAACCGTTATAGAATTGAACGAATTTGAAGTAGACGATGAAGAAATAAAGAATCTTGTTAACGAAAAATTAAATTATGCTTTAGGTAGAGTATCAAAATAAAAGAAAGGAAGTGATTTATAATGCCAAAAAAAATGACACAAGAAGAGTATGACAAAGATGTAAGAGATAAAGCAAAAGAAATGGCTGAAGAAATAGTTGATGAAAGAATAAAAAAAATGACCTCGATAGACATATCAACCAGACCAAAAGATGAAGCAAAAGCAAAAGATGAAGCACCTAAATTTAAAAGTTTCGGAGAGCAGTTGCAAGCAGTTGCAAAATTCGAGATTAAACATGAACTTGACCCAAGACTAAAAGCAGCAAGTGGACTAAATGAGGGCGTTGGTGCAGAAGGTGGATTTTTAGTTGAAGAAGAATTTACTAGCGGTCTTTTAATGGATGCTTATGAAACTGGTATACTCGCAAAAGATTGTTGGCAGATTCCAATGTCTAAACAATCTTTAAACATGAATTTAATTAACGAAACATCAAGAGCAGACGGAAGCAGACGAGGTGGAATATTAACTTACTGGGCTTCAGAAGCCGGGACCACTACAGCAACTAAACCAGATTTAAGACAACTCAAATTAAGTCTTAATAAACTTTTTGGTGTGTATTATGCAACTGATGAAATGTTAGAGGATGCAATGTCTTTAGGTGCTACAATGAAAAAATTATTCTCGGAAGATATTGGATTTAAGATTGATGACGGAATAATTAACGGAACTGGTGCTGGGCAGTTACTCGGTATCTTAAACGGTGCCGGATTAGTAACTCAGGCAAAAGAAACAGACCAGGCTGCTGCAACTGTTGAAGCCAAAAACATTATTAAGATGTGGAACAGGATGCCTGCTAAGAATAGAGCAAAGGCAAAATGGTATATTAACCAGG